AGACGTTGGTCTGTATGCGGCGCTGCTCGACAAGCTTGCCTTCAACGAGCGGCGAGACGAATGGCGCGATCCGGCGCTTGCCGATATCGACGTCGATCGAGACATACTCGGTATCGGACGTCACGAGATTCGGGAAGTACTTGTCGAGGAGGAAGGTAGTGGGCCTGAGCAAATTGGGCACTACTTGTATGAGTACATTCGTGTCCAGCAAAGCATTGACGCCTGGCCCCGGTGCATTTATTGCCATGTTACTTCTCCATTATTTACTGTTGAATTGCAAAGGGCGAACGCCCATCTAGGGGCAATGACCCTCCGCAATTATTACGTCTATGGCATCCCTTATGCGCCGGACCATCCGGAGTATGGCGGTAAGCCATGCTATGTCGGCATGGGCAGAAACGGCCGAATGCACGATCATCTGAAACACGCCCGATGGGGGCGCAAAAATTCGAAAAGCGAGTACCTGCGCGGCTGCCTATTGCGAGGGATAGAGCCGGCTCCGTATGTAATCGCAAGCAACATGACGAAGGACGAGGCCATCGCCGTCGAGATTGCTCTTATCGGCCATTATGGGCGCATCGAACTTGGTGGATGTCTTCTAAATATTACTGCCGGGGGCCAAGGGGGCCGAAGCCCAACGCCAAGCATGCTGGCAAAGCAGCACACACCAGAGAGCGACGCCAAGCGGGGCGCAGCCCGCCTAGGAAAGAAACACCCCGAAGAGGTGAAAGCTAAAATTGGACGCGCACACAAGGGCCGACTTTGGTCGGCCGAGAGTCGCGCCAGACTTTCCGCGGCCCGCATGGGCCATAAAGCGTCAGAAGAAGCCAAAGCAAAAATGCGAGCATCTTCCCCGAAAGCCAGGCGCCCGCATTCAGAAGAGGCGAAGCTAAAAAATGCTCAGGCCCATATTGGCCGCATGGCTTCCGAACATGCTAAAGCCAATATGCGAGCGGCAGCAGCGAAACGCGTCGCCAAGGGATACCTGCCGCCATCCGGCCTTGGTAAGAAACGCGCCAAGCAGACTTGCGCTAGCATTTCCACCTCGCTCCGTGGGAAGCCGAAGTCACCGGAGCACAGAGCATCTATGAAGGCAGCAGCGCAAGCGCGCGAGGCGCGCAAGCGTACTAAGGTACGCTTAGCCAATCCGTTGGTTGATTCGTAAGGCTTACGGCTGACGGATAATCAGTAGCAAAGGATGACGGGAATGTCTCAGCCCCATTCGCCGAACAGGTTACAATACCTGGCGGCGCGCCGGTACCGCCAACCCCCCAATTTAAAAGGCCAACCTCCCATGACGCCGAACCGGCCCATTTGAAAGCCTTTGTGGATGGCGGATTTGATGGCCCGGCGATCTTCTTAAAATCGTTATACGCCGATCCGGAAATTGGCCTTATTTTTATGCGGTTCGACGTCCAGTCCTGACCGGGCTTGTTGTCTAGCTGCACCGTAGTCCCAAAATCTGCCACAACAGACGGAAATGTTTCTGCCCCATATGGAGAGCAAAAGATAATTCCACTGCCTCCCGAAAGTCCCCCAGCGATCGACCAATCCTGCCCAGCCCCATCTTGCCAATAAAATGCAACTAAAGAAGATAGGGCGGCGCCGTTATTCACGGCCGACATCATGGCCTTAAAATCGGCGTAGGCCGATCCTGATGTTGGGGTCAAGTTAATATGATAGCTCATTTATCGTAACTCCATATGAGAGGGGCAGCGCTCGCCGCCCCGCTTATTCAATATCACTGCGGAGGCGCAGCAGAGAGCGACGCCTTGACGTAGATGTTCCAGAGACGTAGTCCCTGCTTGACTGCGAGCAGATTCAGGGTTGGGTCGAGGATAAGCGCATTTCCGTTGACAGCGCCCTCTAGTAAGATCCCAGAGTTCACATTGCCACTCGTTGGATCCGCGGTATCAAGAAGGATGCCCATTGGGGCATCGCTTCCATCTGTCGCTGTGCCAACACACTTCTTCCACACGCCACCAGCGACGACTGCCGCCTCGGTGATAATGCCACCGTCTCCAATCGTCGGAGTGCCGCCGAAAGTGAAGTTTATTTCGGGGCCGGTGAACGCGCCATTAGCAACTAGTGAGGCCACCTCTTCTCCGAGAGGGTTATAAACTATCATCTGAGGCGCGCCCGTGGTCGTAGACGGGAAAGTAAACGTATATACCCCAGCGATCGCCTGAGGCCCGAGAGTCACGGCCGTAACGGTGCCAGAACCAGCGTTGTTCGTGCCGCCGCCAAGCGTGCCGGCCGAGACAGTTAGGGACGTCGCGTTCGAGACGACTAGGGTATAGGCATTGCCGCCGGTGCCAGGGATCTTCGAATTGATCGTAACCACCGCAGCGGCGACGGTTGCGGTCAATTTCGAGATATTGACATCGACCGAGCCGTTGATGAAGGCAGCAATCGCGTTTGCAACCGAAGCAAGGGATGGAGCGTCAGTTGCGCCAGCGACAAGGCCCGCCGGAAGAATGATCTCGTTGCCGACGCCGGGCTCTGAGACAGTGCCGCTCGGCACAGCTACGAAAGTAACGGCCGTGCCATTGATCGTTGCAGTATCGCCGCCAACCGGCGCGCCACCGCCACCACCAGCGACAGACCCGCCAGTCGGGACTTGAGCAACCGTAATAGAGCCGGTCGCATATGCCTTACCGAGCACGACCGTCGGGCCGCCAACGGAGGCCTGGCCCATGACCGTGCCGCGCAGAAGAACCGCAGCGCCGGTGATGATGGCCTGGCCTTCGGTCTTGTACGGGCCGCCCTGTAGTAGCTGGTCGGGATTATAAAGCTCCGCGCTGATCGACGGAGTCTGAGGGTTGTCTTGGAAGACAGTAGGATTCAAAGCCATGGTGGCCTCCTTCTAGAAAATGCTGCCTTGGAAGCGCGGGCCGCCGGCGCGCGTTATGTGTAGACGCCAGAGATCCCGCCGCCTTGTGTCCGCAAGGGAGATTGCCCGTCGGGTTTTATAACTCTGGCGAATTAGGCTTTTTCGCCCCGGCGCTTCTTGCCAGCCGCAACGATAGAGGCCGCAGTCGCGCGCACTTGGTCCTGATAGGCGTCGCCAGTGCCGCCGCCCTCGATGCCGGCGCCGATATCCGGCTGGGGCTCGCTGGCCATACGGTCACGGAGCGCATCGGCCTTTGGTGCTGGCTTAAGCGCGTTCGCCGAAAGCATCTCGATCGCCTTGACGTTTAGATGCCCGATCGCCTGCTCAGCCGACACGTCGGTCTTGAAGGAAAGCCTGACAGCTTCCTCCCACGCATGCGATGCGCCGATGCAGGTCATGATGGCGTGGATGCGTGCCCGCTCGGCATGACGCGCATGCTCGGCTTTGTCGTCGTCATAATGTTCGTCGTCGTCCGAGGTGTCTTTTTCCTTGGCGGCCTTGGCCTTTTTGCCCTTCTTCTGGGGCTCATCGTCACCATCGTCGCAAGCGGCCTCTTCCTCTTCGGCGCTAGCCTTTTTGGACTTCTTGGACTCTTCGTCGCCCTTCTCGTCCTTCTTGCGGTCCTCCTCGTCGTCCTTTTCGTCCTTGTCGTTGTCGGCCTTGGCCGCAAGGGCGCCGGCGAGATGAGCAAACGAGGAGATTGGCCCCACCGAAGCGGGAGCCTTTTGGGTCTGTGCCATGTGGGGCTTCCTTTATTGGCGAGAAATCGCCGGATTTGCCTGACTCACCATGAGAAAGGCCTGCGCAGGGGTAAAAACGGCGTCTGCGAGGCCAGAATTGACCCCGCTTTGGCCTAGAAATGTACCCGCTTGCATTTCACGAACTTTTTCGATGTCGATTCCGCGATTTCTGGCGACAATTTGGAGAAAAATCTCGCCAAGCACGTCAATATCGGCCTGAAGACGCTTTTCCGCCTCTGCGGAGAGAGGAGTCGTCGGATAAGTGTCCGTTTTTCGCTCGCCAAAGGCCAAAGTCGTGATTTTTATGCCCATTTGGGCGAGCGCGCCGGTGATATCGAGCCGCAAGGCGATCACGCCGATGGATCCGACGCCGCCGGTGCGCGGAACATAGATTTTTGATGCCGCAGAGGCGATCGCGTAGGCGGCCGAGAAGGCATTTTCGTCACAAATCGCGTAGATCGGCTTTATTTCGCGCGCGTAGTAGATATCGTCCGCCAAATCGAAGCAGCCACAGACTTCACCGCCTGGAGAATCGATGTGAAGCGCGATTGCGGTTGCGTCTTCGTCGCTAATTGCTGCCGCAACCATCTTTCGAACGTCATCATAGCTAGTTTCTCCGAAGAATCCCCAGGCAGCTCCATGCACGAGGATGCCGCGGACCGGGATTATGGCGACGCCGTCTACAAGCTCGTAGCGGCGCCCATCGTCCCGCTTGACGAGTTCATAGATCTCAGGCCCGTCGTCCTCGCCGAAGTCGGCCCTTGGCGCTCGCAACCCCTCTAGCATTGATGCGGCGCGGCGCCCTTCGAGAAGGAGCGGGACGTTTAGGAAGCGCTGGGCGAAGAAGGGAGTCATCCGCACACCTTGGGCTAAAGCAAAGGATAAAACCCGATGCGAATCATCGACTTGATGAACGGGCGTTCGCCCTTTATATGGGGAGAATGCCCCCAGAATTGAAATTACCAGAATTCGTGTACTTCATGGCGACCGCGGATAAGTCGCGCATAAGAATCGGCTACACCGGAGCCGGAGATAGGATCGGAGATCATAAGAGATACGGGCACGTAACGCTTGCCGTAATCCCGGCGACTAAGACGAACGAAAATAGCTTGCACAATTATTTTTCTAAGTGGCCTCGTCCTTATGAAGGAGACACGTCGCACTACGATTATGACGCTGTGTTCCCTTATGTCGAGCGGCTTTTAAGCCACCATTATGCCGGCAAAGAAGATCAAATCAGATTTCTGTCGAAGGTTCCTTGGAAGCTGTGGTCTCCGACGGAGATATCAAAGCCCATCATGCATGGCGACCAACAGCTTTTATTCATGACGGAGGCGTTAAGGGCGGAAGCTCGCGATACTTGGCAAACTCCGGCGTACATTGCTGATCTTTGCAGAGACGTAATGGAAGGAATCGATCTAGATCCCGCTTCGTGTTATGAGGCCAACCTAAGAGTCAAGGCAGAGTTTTTTTATACCGAAGATAGAGACGGACTTAAGCTTCCATGGCATGGTCGCGTATTTCTCAACCCTCCATATGGCGGGGCAAAAGAATGCGGGGCGGACTTATTTCTGCGAAAGCTAATCGATGAACTACACCGTGGTAATGCGACTCAGGCGATTACCGTTCTCAATCTTCAAAGTGTCCCGACACTATGGTTTCCAAGAGTCCGGCGCGCAGCGTCGGCACACGCAATCTGGAGCAAGCGGATAAACTTTATAGGGCCAGTGACAAAATCAGGTCACACAAAATACGGCGCTGCCAAGAACGGCACCATATTTTCCTACTTCGGCCCACATCGCGATCGATTTATCGAGGTGTTTTCTTCTGGATCGATGGCGTTTATTGAGTTTAATAAGTGACCGTCACGCTGACGGGAGCTCCGGACGGCGACATGGCATACACACTGCCGGCGAGCGGGCAAAATAGCGGGTTCGATTCCATGCCGCATGGATGCCCTGGCGCACCAGCGGCCGGCGTGGACGCGGCGATAATAATTTCAATCTCGCCCTCGGCTGATATCCACATCCCCGTCGCCGGCGACACTCCCAAGAGCGTATAGCCATTGCCCGGGCCGACGGTGGCGACCGCTGCAGTTAGTGCCATGACCTACTCCTCGCCTCCGCGACAGTTCTTGATGATTGCTTCGGCCTGCTCGCGCGTATCGCCATAAAAAAACATGAGGTAGTCAACAGGATCCAACCCATCACCGTCAGCGAGCATCTCTTGGACCCGCGCAGCATGACCAGCCGAGATCGCGTCTGGAGCGCCGCTGGTCGGCCATTTTGGATCGCTTGGATCGCGCGGATCACGTGCCATCTCATGCCGCCTTTGGCTTTTTCGAAACCTTGGTCGCATTCGTCGGATTTACCGGCTGCTCGCCGCCGCCGGTTCCGGGCTCGCCCTGCGTCACGAACTGCCCTGCCCATGCCGGCCGCGGGATGCCCAATTCGTCGAAGCGCTTAAGTTCGTAAGCGCGCTGGTCCAGAACCTCTTCGAAGTCCAGGCCTTGGTCGCCTGTTTCGTCTTCGAGCGTCGATAGGCCTGCGTCCATGCCGATGACCGCGCCTTGTTTTTCAGCAACAGGATCAATCCAGCCACGACCAGGACCCATCCAGCGACACCTGGAATAAGCGCCTCGGAAAGAAGCAAAATCAGGAGCGCCGGCAGGCAATGGTAAGTCATCCACTTCATGGACTTCCTCCAACCAAGCCGCGCGAATCGGCCCCGCGAAGCTCTCCGAGAATTCCACCCTCCGGCGGGTTAGCGTCTTCCAGGATTCGAGCAGCGCGGCTCGCGCGCTTGAGTAATTCACATCCGACCAGTCATTCGATACCTGCTGCGCCGAGAGCCCGAGGCCCGTGGCGACGTTTTTCAGGATCGCGCTTTCAAATGCGTGGAAGTTGCTCGCCGGATGATTGGCCGACACAGACTCGATGCTTTCCCCTGGGAACATCAGGGGCATGCGTGAGTTGCCAACCATAAGGTTGGAGGTGTTGTGAAATTCCCTTCTCTGATCCTGGTAGAACGGAAGAAAATTCTCGCTATCGTCAAGCGCATCCGCGAGCAACTCGCGATCGTAGGGAGAGACGACATACGCAGAAAAAATTGAATTAATGATTGCCGAGTCAAGCTCGACCCCATCATATTTGACCAACATCTTCAGACGCTGCAGGATCGGAGCGAAGATGCCGCTGCCACCACGATGCTGTGAAGCACGGTCGCAATCATAGTCATGAACAACGATCGGCCGGCCCCATGAGGTTTCCCGCGGAACCTTATCCCAGATTTGTGATTCGGCGGCGCTGAACCAGTCTCCAAGATGGGCCCGCCGAATGTGATAATACTTCGCGGCGCCCCATTGATCGATCTCAATTCCGCCGCGCATCGAATGCTGATCAAATCGAAGCTGTGGGTTAGAAAGCCGGTCTGGGTCGATAAGTTGGATCGCCGTGCAATATCTAGCCTGCCCTCGCCCGACGCGGGCTGGCAGCCACAGCAACACGGCTAGCGCGTCACCATCAATTAGTTTGTGACGGAGTGCCACGCGCATGAGTTGCGAAAAGGTGTTGTTGCGCGACGCATCACAATAGCGCCCCAAATCATTGACGGTCCAAGACCGCCAAAGCCCGTCGATGGCGCGGGAGTATTCCTTTGACCATTCGTGATCGAAAGCCTTGTTACCGGTTACCTGTGCGAGCAGATGGTAGTCCGGTTTTGGTATCGGCCGGAGAAGATGCCCAATCGCATTGTCGAGAATTCTTGTGACGGCCCCGGATGCCCAGCCATCGTTCCGAACCATATCCCGCGCACGGGACACGATCCGGTCGCGGTACATATTGAGCTCAGCATCAGAGCTGAGAAGCATTGGCTGCCACGCAGCCATGTGCTGGCCGTAAAGATCGGCAGCATCATATGGCGGCCCGCCGAAACGGTCCGACCCGCCACTTAACGCCCGCGGTCCTCTCCCGCGTGTTCTAGCCGGCATTGGCCTCGGCTGCATCGGCAAGCCGTCAGGCCCGAGGAAGGTGACCTTAGGCGGCCGCTCGGTCATTAGGTTCCCCAGACGTCGCCACCGTCGTCAAGCACCCCAGCATGGGATCCGGTTGCGCGCTCGGCGACATTCGTCGGTGCGGCAGTGCCGCCTACAAAACCAAGGGCCGACAACATAGCGGTGGCCGTTACTTGGCCGACCGGGCACACCTTGACGATGCCGTTTGGATTTGGGATCGAGGAATGCTTGATCGTATAAAGTTTTCCTGGCGTAGTTGTCGCGCCGCCTGCTATCGTCGTCTCACCTTTGACGCCGGTGGTTACAGCGGTTACGCCTTTGATCGCCATCAGTGTTCCCCTTCAAGATCGAGTAGCGCTGCATCGCGCAGAACCTTCAAGACATGACAATGCATTTGAAGTTCTACCTTCAGCAGCCGCACCTGAAAGTCATATTTCTTGAGAACGACGTCAACCGACAACTGATAGTTGGTTTCGATCTCATGCCGCTTGCGTTCGACTTTGATGTCTGCGACCGCGGATGACATCTCATTGGCTAGCGAAACATCGGCCTAAGAGCACGCCGCCCCGCCGCACGATTCCCGAGCTGGCGCTGGAGCATGTTGATGTACTCGGCCAACTTCCCTTCCTGCCCAGGCAGATACGTCACGCTCTTGCCTTCATAGGCCACCGAGACGGTAAACCCACCAATCATGAGTTGGCCGTACGCATTCTGAGCCGCGACGAGGTCCGCTTGTAATTGCGCCTGCGAGCGGCCATACAAAATTGTGCCGGCGGGGTTGAACCTCATCAGCGCATCTCCTTATCGCTTTCAAGCCAACCCAACATGTCCTCGACGTTATTGAATTTCGCTTCGGGAGGCAGCGCATCAAGCCGCAAAAGAAGAGCCGGCGTGACTCGTCTTGACATGATGCGTGGGCGGATCGCGCCCCAGACTCGCTTGACGGCCCCGCAAACTTTGCATGGATGTTTCATGCGGGTTCCATCACGAGCTCGCGGACCGATTCAAGCTCACCAATGAAATCTTGAAACGACATGTTTTTTGCGCTTGTCTCTCTCCAGTGTCCGTCGAGAAGCCAAAGAGCGACTAGCCAGTGTGGGAGCTCGATAATGCGATTGCCTATGAATGCTCGGCGCACGTGAACTATGACGCGTGTCTGATCCGGATAGGACGCGGCGCGTAAAGCCTCGTTGGCAGCAATCAAAGTCCGCTCTATCTCTGCGGCCTTCGTCATTTAACTGCCTTCTTCGGCTTCGTTTTTGCGCTGACCTTTTTGGTCGCCTTGTCCTTCTTCGGACGGTTCCCGCTTTTCGCCATCTGGAGTCTCCATGACGTTGTTAATTTCCCGAAGGTTCGCTTTGACGATCTCCGCGACCTCTGGCGTGAGATGGCGCCAGGGGTCTCGGGCCGCCCCGCGCGCTCTGCGGCTCATAACAAGGTCGCTCGATAGCCGGTGCCGCGCTGTGGAGCCACTGGCGGAGCACCTTGCGGATATACAGGCCCTGGCACTTGATAAACCGGCGTCGCGGCTTGTGGCGGCTGGCGCATGGCGACGAATATCGACAAGACAAGGCCGAGCGCCGCGACAACCCCTACCGCGATAGATACCGCCATCTGGGT